GAACATAATTTATTTTCGTTATTTAAACACTATTGGTGGAATTGAAACATGGTTCTACAATCTTGCTACCCTTTATAATGACTTAGATATTGTAGTTGTAGTCAATAGTGGTTCGCTTCCACAGATTAAAAGACTTTCAAGAAAAGTACGTGTAATTCAATGGGACGGCAAAAGCACCTTTGAATGTGAAAACCTGTTTGTGAATTTCAATTTAAACATTCTGCCTTATGTCAAAGCAGATAAGGTTTATTGCACTCTACACGGTGACTATCTTGATATGGTCAACAGAAAACAGTTGAACAAAGAGAATCTTCCGATCGACCCTAGAATTGACCAGTATATTGCTATTACTAAACAAGTCCGTGATTCATGGCACGAACTTACCGGATTAAATGCTATCGTCTGTTATAATCCTGTTCTAGTTCCTAAGAAACATAAGACCATTAGAATCTGCTCGGCTCAAAGAATGACTGCTGAAAAGGGCAAGGACAGAATCAAACTTCTTGCAGAAACTTTAAACTTTGTGTGTAGGAAAACGGGAAACAGGTGGCTTTGGGATATATACACAGACAACACAAACGCTATCCATAACGAAAATATCACATATAAAACACCTCGGCTTGATATTGCTGAATATCTCAATGGTTATGATTGGTTTGTAGCGTTGTCTGACAATGAGGGATATTGCTATTCGGTAGTAGAAAGCCTGATGAATGGTGTTCCGTGTGTAGTCACGGACTTGCCTGTGTTTAAAGAACTTGAATTGAATGAAAGCAATTCTCTTAAATTAAATTTGAATATGGACAACATATTAGATGTGGCTGTCCATATGTTCGATAAAAAACAAAGTTTTGAATATCAACCTCCAAAAGATAATTGGAGGTTTTTATTTGCTGATAAGAAAAGCACATACGATTACAAGGAGGTAAATAAGATGTTGCATAAAGTAGTTGCCTTAAATACCTATTCTAAACTGAAAGTCAAGGACGCTGAATTAGACAAAATTCTCCCTGAGGGTTTTCAGTTTGAAGTAGATGAAGCAAGATTAAAAGTCCTTTTAGGCGACAACTCATACAAGACAGCGTTTGTAAAACTTGTAGAAGAATCAACTGAAGTTTTAGAAGAACCTAAAGCAGAAGTTGAAGAACCTGTTGAGAAACCTAAAAGAACAAAAAAAGCAAAGAAGTAGGTGAAACTATGGGGCTTTGGAAAGATATTAAAAATGCCTTTTTGAATGAAACCACCGAACCGACAACCGAAAACACTAACGTTCATACAGTAAATGTTTCTGATTCTAAAGCAACTTGGAGACCTTGCTCGGATAGTGTATTTTGGCAACTTGACTATGCCTTTATTGTTGTAAAGAACATTCTATGTGCGTTCCTTGCAAACGTGGATTGGGATACATACAAGAAAGGCGAAGTAGTCAAGGAAAGAGAATGGTTCAGGTTCAATGTTGCACCAAACAAAAAGGAAACCTCTACCGAATTTTTCTATAAGTTAGCTACTAAACTTGTTGACGATGGACAAGCATTAATCATCGAAACAGCCAGTAAAGAGTTCTTTATCGCAGATTCCTATAACTTTAAAAACGGTCAGGAACTGTTAATGAAAGAGAACACCTTTGTCAACGTTATGATTGGAAACACTTTGTTAAACAGGTCATTTAAAGAAAACGAAACTTGTATGTTTATCAAAACACCAAACTATGGCAATGTTGATGAAGTCGTGCTCAAAACAATGGGCAAAGACTTTGGTGAATTAAAGAAGTTAATTCAAGAGGGTGCTGAAAAAGCGCTCGGCATGAAACTGTCTTTAAACCTCGGCGCTCAGGCTAAAAACAAATACGATGATAAGTACATCTCTAAAATGCAAGAGGTCTACAATCCTTTAATGAAAGCAAGAGACGCTGTATTCATCACCTATAAAGGTGAAGTTCTGTCAGACTTAACAGAGAAACAGCGTGGTAGTGAGGTTCAGCAAGTATTAGAAGCGACCGAAAACAATATCAAGATTAATCAGGAAATCCTATGCAATGTTGGCATGGCTTTCGGTATTCCTAGAAAGTTTATGACTGGTGAATTTACGTCAGACAACGAAAGTATCTATGGTATGGCAATCACTATGTTTGGCAAACCTTATCTCACTTTGTTGTCTAAGAAGTTTACTTATTATCTTCTTACTGAAGAAGACATTATCAATGGCGGAAAGATTAAGGCAGACCTTAACTCTATTAAATTCATAGAGAAATTGTCTATGGCTACAGCAATAGATAAGTTAATCGGAAGTGGCGCATATAACAGAAACGAAGTTCGTGAAATGTTAGATGATGACCCAGTTGAAGATGGTGATGTTTATTACATTACTAAGAACTATGCTGTTCTTTCCGAATATACGAAAGGAGGTAATCAAGAATAATGAAGTATGGTTTTAAAAACGAAGCTGATTCTGCAACTTTAAAAATCTATGAGGAAATTCAAAGTGGTGACGAATTTTGGGGCATTACTTCGACTTCCGAAGAAGTTGAAAATCAACTCGCTGAAGCAGGAAACAAACCTCTGAATATTTATATCAACTCATATGGTGGAGAAGTATTTGAGGGCTTTGCTATTTATAACTTATTAAAACGCTATTCAGGTTATAAGACCGTCTACATAGACGGTATCGCTGCTTCGATTGCTTCTGTTATTGCTATGGCAGGCGACAAGATTGTTGTAAGTGAAGCGTCAATGATGATGGTTCACAATGCTTCAGGTGTTTGCTATGGAAATGCAGAAGAAATGAAAAAGGTCGTTCAGGCTTTAGAAAACATCAACGAATCAATTAAAGATATTTACATGAAACGTGTAAACATCACTAGAGAAAAGTTAGATGAACTAATGAATAACGAAACCTTTATGACTGCTGAAGATTGTTTGGAATATGGCTTTGCTGATGAACAGATTGACTATTCAGAAAAGAACATCAATGACGCTATGAACACTCTTAACAGTATGAAAAACGTTATTGAACAGAAAATCAAAATGTTTAATGACATTAAGAAACTTGGTTTTGAAGCACCTACACAAGTCGGCGGAAACCCTGTTGATGATGATGGAAATGCTTTAAACAATAAAGCCCATTGGGATTGGTTGAAGAACGGAGGAATAAAATGAAATCAACTGAATTAAACGAAAACAAAGTTCTTGATGAATTTACTGACGCTCTCGACAAAGAGGACAACAAGGCTCTAGCCGAAGCGATGGTAAAAAAGTATGAGGACATTGAAGCAAAAATCCTCAACAAGTTTGAAGAACTGAAAGATGAACACGATGAAAAGATTTTAGCTTCTCGTGGAATCAGACAGCTCACCAATGAAGAAAAAGAGTTCTATAACAAGATTTTCAGAAACGACATTGGCATGAGCCCAACACAGGGTGGTCAGGCAATTATGCCAAAGACAATCATCGAATCAGTATTTGATGATTTAAGGGAAGATGTTGATGACAACCCACTTGCTGATATTGACTTACAGAACACTACTGGTGCTACTGAATGGTTAGTATCTATTGCTGAAAGACCTGTTGCCGCTTGGGGTGAAATGTGTGAACCTATCACAAGAGAACTCTCATTCGGTTTCAAGGTTGTTAACAACTATGTAAACAAACTCTCTGCTTACATTCCATATTGCAAGTCTTTAATTGAACTTGGCCCAGTATGGCAGGACGCTTATGTAAGAGAATATCTCGGCTTAGGATTAAAGTATTCTTTAATCACTTCTGCTATTTCAGGTAATGGTCAGAAACAGCCTTGGGGTATGGCTTACAACTACAACATTGATACAGACACAGGAACTCTGAAAACTCCTGTTGCTATCACTTCTTTAAAGAGAGGTGCTTTCAAGGATATTTTCAAGACTATGTCAGTTAACCCTATGGGTATTCACAGAAGCCTGAACGGTTTAACATTGTTTGTAGATTCTGCTACTTACTATGACAATATCTTCGCTAACGAAGTTTACTATGACCTCAACGGTGCAGAACATTCACGTCTTGAAAGACTTGGAATCAGACTGCGTATCTGCGAAACAGGCTTACAGGCAGGACAGGCTATCTTAGGCTTACCTAAGAGATACTTCATGCAGGTCGCTGCTAAAACCGGTGTAAACGGAGAAATCGAATTTTCTGACGACTATCTCTTCTTAGAAGATAAGAGAGTTTATAAAGGTAAGTTATTTGCTGACGGTTTCGCAAAAGACAATAACGCATTCGTGCTTCTCGACATTACAGGCTTAAACGATGGCGCTTCTGCTGACGTTAAGATTGTCAATAATGACACTGACCCAGTAGTCACTAGAGAAGCTGTTGCTTCAGTCTAATAGGTGAACAACACTTTATTAGAAGAAGTCAAATCGTTCATAAACTTTACTTGGGAAGACCAAAATAAAGAAAATAGAATAATTGAATTTATCAATTCTTCTCAGGCTTATCTGAATACTGTTGCTGGCACAGAGATAGACTTTAATACAGACTATCTCGCTAGAGAACTTTTATTCAATAGGGTTCTGTATATGGATTCTCATGCTTTAGATGATTTTGGGAAAAACTATTCAGGAATGTTAGAAGAACTCAAAATCGCATATGCTGTAAATGCTGACCAAAACTCACGCAAATCAGTACACAAGCAAGATACTTCCGTTTAGTGACGGAATATGTACTGTATACACTATTGAAAAAAGAACAGTTAAAGATGAACTCGGAACGTTTGACTTTAGAAATGAAACCGTAGGCTTAAAGGCTTATACTGAATTTCAAACATTGGGAATACAGATTGATAAAGTAATCTCTATTCCTGAAAACTCTATCGCTCAGGTCGGTCGTGTATTAAAGATTAATCAAGATGATTATTACTATCAGATAACTCTTGTTCAAAGGAAAGACACTTTCCCTAAGTCTTTAAGACTGACTTTGACGAAAACTAGCATTAAATGGAACGAGGTGTAGAATGATTAAATATTCAGAACTTGAAACTATATTTGGTGCTAGTGACATTACTCTTCACGAATACAACGTAGAACTTGAAGAGGACGAACAAATCTCAACACCGTTTGTGGTTTACACGGCCACGAACGGTGATTCTTTTGTTGCTGATGGAATAAACTACCTGCGACTTCTCGATGTTGGACTGGCATTAATTGATGAAACATTAAACTTTAGTATGCAAAGAGCAATAGAGAATGTGTTGGATTCAAACGATACGACTTACGACAAGCGTATCAATTTTGATGACAACGCAAGACTTTATAGTATCTCGTATACTTTTTCGGTATTAGATGATGTCGGATTTTAAGTTTAGTATCAGTTCTAATGCACAGGATTGGGTAAAGTATCTCAACACAGTTGCAGAGAAAACTCAATTAGATATCGAGGGTAAAATGCCTAGTTTAAAACAAGGCACAAAAAGAACGGTACAAAGGGAATTAAAACCTAACTTCGGTGTTGATGAGGGAATATATCGTAAGAGTTTCCGTATCAACTCATTTGCTGAAAGCAAGTGGCATATCGGTTTTCAAGTCTTTGCTAGAAAGCCACACTATCGTCTTACTCACTTACTTGAATACGGTCATCGAAAGAAAGTGTTTAGGTGGGGACAAGGTGAAAGAACAAAGTGGGGCAATGTTGGAATGGTTTTCCTTAGCGGAATGACCAAAGAGATTCCTCACATTGAAGTAGGTCAGGAATATGCCGAAGAAAAGGTTTATGCTTTGTATCAAAAAGCAATCGAAAAGAACTTAGAAAGGATGAAAAAATGAAAGTAGTTTTTAATATCAAAAAATTACAGCTTCAGAAAATCACAAGTCTAGTGAACAATCTCCCAACTTATGACGAAACAGTTATGAAAGTTCCGGGAACTGTATCACTCAGCCTTGAAAGTGAAGAAACAAGCGACCCATTCTACGCTGATGGTATCGGTTATTATCTTCCTAAAGGTGCTGAAACACAGACTGGTACATTAGAAAATGCTTGGTTTACTGATGAAGTATTAAAAGCAATCTACGCTTACGTTGTTGACAGTTTCGGCAACTTAGTTGCTACTGATGGGCAGGTAAGTGAGTTCGGTATGCAGTTTGCTTGTGATTCTGATGACGGTGAAGTTTACTTTACTTACTACCGTGTAAGTTCAACTAAGCCAGGCCTGAATGTCACTACAAACGCACCGGGCGCTACTATCAACCCACAGAGTGTTAACATCACAGCAAACACTATCACATTGGCTGATGGTACAACTAATGCGTTAAAGTCTTTCGCTACAAAGACTGCTTCAAACTACGCTACATATTTTGAGGGAATTACTGTTCCTGTAATTCCTGCTAGTGTATAAGGGGTAAACTATGAAAATAAAGCTCGAAAACAGGGAATACGAATTAAACGCTAATGGACGTTTCATGTTGAAGTATCAAGAGACATTCAAAGAAAACATGATGATTGCTCTTTACAAGGGAATGAGCGAAAAGGATTCACTCGCTTGTGCCAAACTGACTTATTGTGCAATCGGTGAAGAAATGCCTTTCGATGAATGGCTTGATAGTTTTGAAACACCAACGTTTATTATTCCAGAAATGGAACGCATTTTTAGTTATCTCATTCGTGATGTTGAGCCTACAGTAAAACCGACCGAAAAAGAAGATAGCTCAAAAAAAAAGGAAACGAATTAACCTTTGAAAGCCTTGCAATAGCAGGGCTTTCTTTAGGTTTATCCTATGAAAACATTTTAAATATCAGGATTGGCTTGATACTTGGAATGTTAAATGAAAAGAATAATGCAATAGCCGAACTGAATAAGGGAAATGAAGAAGAAAAAGTTATTCAAGGTGACGCAACTATGCTGATGAAAATGTAAGGAGGAAACCTAATGGCAAGAAAACAAGATATATTTGGTGTAACCGTAGATGGTGATATATCGGGTTTAAAACACGCTATGAACGAAGCCGTTAAGGTTTTCAATTCAACGGAGCGTTCATTAAAAAATGTAGAAAAAGCATTAGAGATTGACCCTACAAATGGCGACTTGATAGAAAAACAGGCACAGTTGTATGCAAGGTCGATTGAAGAAGTTAGAAAAGCAATCAAACAATTGCAGAAAGACCAAAAGGCTTTAGAAAATGATTCTAACTTCACAGATAAAACTAGGTTAAGTGAAAAATTTACTGACCTGCAAAAGAAAATTGTTGAACTTGAAAAGGCAGAAAAAAGATTAATTGCTACTCAGAAAGAGTTAGCAAAGTCTTCTACCATAGATAAAATTTTTGACAATAAGTACAAAGAAAAATTCAACGAATTTAAAAAGAATTTTGAGGATTCAAACAAGATATTTGGTGAAGTCACGGATTCATTGAAGAATATTGATGACCAAATAAAGTTGAACCCTGATAACCTTACTCTGTATCAGAAAAGACAAGAGTTATTGAACCAAGCAATCAGCGTTGGAACAACAACTTTAGATAATTATGAAAGAGAATTAAGTAATCTGACCGAAGACCCGTCTCACGTTAAGATGGTCGATGAACTTAAAAAGGAATTTACTGAAACAGATTTAAAGGCAGAACAATTAAGAAAGACAATAAAGCGACTTACCATAGAAGCATTTAGTCAGCCGTCTCCTAAAATGGCTGAATTTATGACCAATTTGGATAGGACAAGTGATAAGTTGCTTGATATAGCAAACAAGACTAGAGCCTTTTCTACCGCTATGGCAGGAATAGGCATAGCCACAATAAAAACATCTGCTGATTATGAATCAAGTGTAGCGGATATTAGAAGAGTTGTACGTGACTTAACAGATGAAACAGTAAGTGATTTGAAAACAATCGCCGTAGAAACGGGTAGTGCTTTCTCTGACGTAGCAGAATACGCTACTATTGCTGGTGCATTGGGTTTAGCAGAAGATGAAATTTCTAAATTCGCTAAAACAATGACTGACCTTAATACAGCAACAGGTGGTGCGTTCTCAGGTGAAGAGGGCGCTAAAGGTATTGCCGTATTCTTGAAACAGTTAAATCTTGGTATAGATCAAGCGGAAAACTTCGGTAGTGCAATCTCTGTAATCGGTGATAAATACGCTGATATCGGTGATGAAACTGTTAGAGTTGCTACTAGATTGACCGGTTTAAATGCAATAGTAAATACTAATCAGTACGAATTAATCGGTTTGGCAGGTGTTATGGCTGACTTAGGTTTAAGTGCAGACACTAATGCTAACGGTATAAACAGAGCATTTTTGCAACTAGACAAAACAATCGGTGGTGG